AACAAAAGCCCTGCTGTGTGAACTGTCACATCAGCGGTGTGCCTTTGTATCTGGGGCTGGATGGCAAGCAGCACTGTGCGGATCACATTGGTTTGCTGCTGCCAGATTCCCCGAAGCAGGGAACAAAACAGAAAGGATGTGAATGAAATGCTGATTGCAGAAAGCTTTAAGAAGACCCGCATCCGGCATGAACTGACGCAGGTACAGCTTGCAAAGGCTCTGGGAATTTCGGATAAGATGGTCAGCCAGATTGAAAACGGCTTTCGCCAACCGTCCGCAGAGATTTTGCGGAACATGGCGGAACAGCTGGGTTGCTCCGCTGATGAAATTCTTGGTGTACAGCAGCAAGAAAAAGCAACCGATAGAAAGTAAGGTGAGAATATGAACAACATTATCAGAGAAGACAACATCACGCCGAGAACAACGCTGGTTTTGCAGCCGATGCCGGAACAACTTCTGACCGTAAAGGACGTTTCTTCCTTGCTAAAATGCAATGTTGCAACCGTTCACAATCTCCGCAAAACTGGATTGCTGCAATTCTTAAAACTTGGCTCGTACAAGTGCCGTGTGTCTACGTTTCTTGCGTTTTTGGATGAATATGACGGAAAAGACTTGGACTCATTGGTACAGGAACGGATGGCAGAGCATGAGTCGGAAAGTTGAGTATCGGAACGGACACAAATACGCCATCTGCGAGCAATGCGGGCTGGACTGGAACGTATCCTGGCAGTTTGTCGGGTGGTATGTGTGTCCGGTCTGCCGAAACAAAAACAGAAAGGAGCAGCGAAATGACCCCAGAAGAACAGCGTCTGAAGAAGAATCAAGAATCACTGGAAAGCTACAACTGGTATAAAGCCCACCATGTTTGTGTGCGGTGTCGTAACGCTTCCGCAACGGACGGGTTTGTTACTTGTCCGAAATGCCGGGAAGCGATCAACGCAGGGCATCGCTTCTGGTACGCTGCATTAACGCCCGAACGGAAGAAAAAAGGACAGGCGAAAACAAAAGCCATTCGGGCTAAGTGGCGTGAACAAGGACGCTGCACCCGATGTGGCAGAGAGCGAGAAGACCCGAACCTTTTAACGTGCGAACGGTGCAGGAGAGGAGATAGAGAGCGAAAATGCAAACGATGATTTTAGGCGGCATTGCTGCTGCTATCTGCTGGGTTGCCTGGCAGCGGCACAATCACCTACTGGACAAGCAAGCAGAAGCGTCCGGAAGAGCGTTGAAACCCGTACCCGTTGGGTTTGACTACCAAGCGGCAAGAGAGCAAGCTGACCGCATGGAGAGCAATCTCAAGCAGTACGAGCAGTGCAATCAGTTGATAAATGATAGTGTTGTAGCTATCCAGACGGGCGAGGGTATGCCCATCGAGATTACCCATTTTGACAACGGTGGGAAACGAGTACATACCACGCTGACCGACATCCCACCGGAGATTATCAACGACTTTGCACATCGACTACTGGACGTTTGTGCAGAACGGTGCAGCACTCCCCCGTCTGACAATGACTAACGGAAAAATCCGTCTTTTTGGGTAGAAAAGCAGGAGAAAAACAGGAAGAAAAACGCAGTAGGGGAGCGGATGCAAATGCAAGTTATCAAGTATTGCCTGCGATGCAACGAACCAATCAGCGACATCTACCACAACAGCTATCACAGCCACATTGCGTTGAAATACTGTGAAGCATGCAGAAAAGTGGTGAAAAAAGAACAGGATGCACAGGCGAAAGAGCGTTATCGAAAACGCAAAATGAATCAGAAATTGGCAGCGAGATGGTCGGATGCGGAAACGTACAACACCATCAAAATTACAGTTGGAGAACTTGGAAGCGCCATGAAGAAACAACTGAAACTGACAGAAGAGAAATGCGAGGCTCTGGAAAAAGAGTTACTGCAAGAACGGGCAAAAAAAGGCCCTCGCACCGGCGGCAACCAGTGACGAGGGATAGCAAAAAAATAAGAACATCCCAATCTTAACACAGGGAGAAAGGAAAGTCAAGATGGAAAAAGAAGAAGTTTTTTTAAGACAGAACGCAATGAAAGTTGCAATCATGTGCGTGGAGGCAATGCATGCAGATAATACCACGCTCGACCCGATGCAAGAGGCTGACCATTTCGATGTCATGAAGCCGCTGTATCGGATTCTTGGCGAACTGGATGCAGCCGCACAGGCGTTTGTAGATGCAGACTTGCAAGTGCTGGCGAAACAGGTCGAGGAGGAATCCGACCTGAACCTCAGCCAGCTGGATTTTTTGGAAAGCGATGGGATGCAAGATGATAAAGATTGAAAATGATTGCAGTTGTTGCGAGCGATGCGGAAACTGCGGTGCAAAACGTGTGCCGCACGTTTACTGCGATGGATGCGGTGCGGAAGTGTCCGGTGACAGCAAACTGATTCGGATTGTCGGTGCGAACGATGATGCTTGGCTTTGCGAGGATTGCCTTGCAGAATGGGTGGAAAGCGTCACAGTCACGACTTATGCCGCCGACCTTGTAAGGGAGATGCATGCAGAAGATGTTTGAATCCGGCGTGAAAAAGTATGTTTTCGTGCGGGTCAACTATGAATTTGGCTTTCCGGTGACGTTCCACGATGTCGCACATGTCGAATGTGCATATTGTCAGATGTATGACAAATACAAGAATCGCTGCAACATCACCGGAGAGTACATCGTAGAGCCAACCCGTTATGTGGGCTTTGAATGCCCGTTGGAATTGGTGGAAGAAGGAAGTGAAGAGCATGGACGAACAGAAGATGGAACAGAAACCCGATGAACGGCGACTGCCGGAACGGTTGCTGGCAATCCAGAACGAACTAAAAGCCCCAAAAGGGCAGTACAACAGCTTCGGAAAGTATAAATACCGCAGTGCTGAGGACATCTTAGAGGCGGTCAAACCGCTTGCAGAGCAGCACAGCGTTTTAATTTACTGCTCGGATGATATTGTCATGGTCGGCAATCGCATCTATGTAAAGGCAACTGCAACGGCAGAGGATGTCACAGGCAGATGCAGTGCTATTACAGTGACCGCCTTTGCGAGAGAACCGGACGACAAGAAAGGCATGGATGCCAGTCAGATTACTGGCACGGCATCCAGCTATGCCCGAAAGTATGCGTTGAATGGTCTGCTCTGCATTGATGATGCAAAGGATGCAGATACAGACGCTTACCAGACCGCCGGAAATGCTCCCACAGCGAAGCAACAGCAACCCCGTCAAATTTACTGCAGCAACTGCAAAAAGCCCATACAAGCCGCAAAGGGCAAGGATGGGCGATTGTATCAGCCGATTGACATTTACAAGCAATGCAGAGGGCTTTGCATTAGCTGCTTTCAGGCATCTAAGGGGGCAGGAAAATGACAAACAGAAAAGCATTTGCAAAGAAAGTCAAAGTCCTCTGCGATACCCGGGAGCAATGCAATCAGCACATCATCCAATTCTTGCATGCAAATGGGATTGCTACAGAAAGCCGTAAGCTGGACTTCGGAGATTATTCCTTTGAAATCAATGGAAAGTGCTTCGAGCGTTCCTGCATCGTTGAACGGAAAGGCAGCGTGGACGAACTCTTCGGAAACTTCGTCCACGACCGGGAACGTATTCAGAAAGAGTTTGATGCAGCTGCAAAGAATGCCCAGCACATGGAATTGATTTTAGAGGGCGTAACATCAGAGGAAGAACTAAAGGCGTTTGAAATCCCAGAAAAGCAGATGATTGCCCAGAATCGAAAGGTGCAACGCATCGGGGAAACTGTCTATTTTGCCCTGCGGTCGCTGCGATCAGGCAATCGATGCGGCTTGCAGGTGTCATTTGTCAAAAAAGAGGACACAGCCAAAAAGCTGCTGGAAATCTTTTACTATTACTATCGGAACTACGAAAAAGCGGTTGCACCGCTGCGAAAGGAGCAAAAACAATGATAAACAAGGTAATTTTAATGGGTCGGTTGTGTGCAGACCCAGAACTCAAAACCACACAAAGCGGCATTGCTGTTTGCCGGTTTCGGATTGCCGTCAATCGGCAGTATAGCAAAAGCAGCGAAAAAAAAGCGGATTTTATCAACATCGTCAGCTGGCGGCAGCAAGCGGAATTTGTCAGCCGGTATTTCCGCAAGGGGTCGATGATTATTGTAGAGGGCAAGTTACAGAATGCTGATTACACGGACAACAACGGGGTCAAACATTACGCTATGGATGTACAAGCGGACAATGTGACATTCGGCGAGAGTAAGACAGCCCAGAACGCCGCACAGAGCGATTATAACAGCCAACCGCAAAACTACCAGCCCACACCGCAAACGGCTTACAGCGAGCCGCAGACGCCGTCTTACAGCAATCCGATGCAGGACGTTGTCAATCAGTCACAAAATGTGGTACATACCTATGAGGCGGATGTCAAAAATGCTGGTAAGTCAACGCCGGAAATTGACCTCGACGACCTTAGCGACTTCCAGACGATTCTCGGTGATGGGGACGTACCGTTTTAAAAGGAGATGATACCAGATGCTGGAAAGCGGTTATATTAAGCTATATCGGTCACTTTTAAACTGGGAGTGGTACGATGACATCAACACAAAAACGGTCTTTCTGCATCTGCTGTTGACCGTCAACATAGCAAAAAGACAATGGCACGGAATCACCGTCCCTTGTGGCAGTCGGGTTTGTAGTTATGCCGTTTTGGCAAGCGAAACTAGGCTAAGTGTGGACAAAGTAAGGACTGCAATTAAGCACCTCGAAGCCACAGGCGAAATCACAAGGTGCAAATATCCGAAATGTACCGTATTTACGGTAAATAATTATGATAAGTTTCAAAATGTCCCAAGCATTTCCCAAGGTGATTACCAGGATAGTCCCGAGGTCGTCCCAAAGTCGTCCCAACAGAATAAGAAGATAGAAGAAGATAAAGAAGATATCTATCTATCTATCTTAGATGCAGAAAGCCAAAATTTTCCTCCAACGCTGGAAGAAATCCGGCTATTTGCAGAGCAAGAGAAAATCCGGATTGACGTGCAAAAGTTTTATGACTATTACACGGAAAGAGATTGGAAGACGAAAAACGGGAATTTTATCCGAAATTGGAAAAAGACACTGCAATATTGGGGTGAAACAGAGGGAACGCCACACAAAGGAAAAAAGCAGCAACAAGAAACACCGGTATCAGAAAACGCTGAAGCTTATGCAAGTCTGATTTTAAACTTGGATGAGCCGATATAGCAGGAAAGGGATGGATATGTCAAAAAGATACTCAGAGCGATTCAAAATGCAAGTCGCATATGATTATTTTGTAGACCGTTGTCCGGTCAATGCGTTAGGTGATAAATACAAAATCACAGGCGATACGGTCAGATATTTTTGCAGCGAGCGACGAGGAGAATACCGAGATGCAATTGTCCGGAACTGGAAAGACGAGGAAAAGCGGTTGCGTCGGGCGGTGTCTGATTATCTGAGCGGCAAATCCGCCGAAATAATCACGCAGGAGTACAACATTTGTACACGTCGGCTTTTTAGGATGGTCGATACACGTTGCAACTCGTATTTGATAGAGCCGCCGGAATTTACGGCAGAGGAACTTGCAAAACCAAAGGCTTTTACTTTGTACAGGAGTTTGACAAGGGAAATCTTAAAAATGGACGTGCAACGCCGTCCGGTGTACGGTATCCGTGATGCAATCACTGGGATGTGGTTACAGCGGCTCGACAAAAAAGGGAATATGCATCCGCTGTTATATTTGACAGTGGATAACGCAAATGCAAAACTGCGTACAGTCAAAATGATACGAGGTCAGCATAATGCTGGTAACGTTGATTTGAGGGTGCAGTGGTATGGATGGGAGAAAAAATGAAGCATAATCTTAGAGAGCTTGACGAGGGGCAGCTGCAAACAATGTGGTCTTTTTTAAAGCTGCAACCAAAAAACACCTGCACCAAAGAGGATGTCAGGATATTAAAAGAGCACCTTGACATTATCCGCCAAGCAATGGTACAGAAAACAGCTGGTCAGAGAGATACTGACCCGGATACATATGTTGATTTTGTCGAGATTGGCACATATATCAATTTTGTTGTGATTGAGGCGTTGCAATTGCGGATATATGGCGGTTTAGACGCGTTGGAAGAGGTGCTGCCGGGTGAGTAAAGAATTGAGAGATTGGTATGCCAAGCATGGGATTTGTGCGGAGTGTGGGCGAGAAAGTGCGGCTCCACACAGAAAATATTGCTGGGAGTGTTTATACAAACGCAATGAAAGACACCACAAATACATTGCAAACATGTCGGAAGAGCGGAGCAAGCGGAAAGAAAAAAAGCTTGTGAAAGAACTAAAAAGAAATATGCTGAGCGGAAAGCTGCCGGAAAATGTGTACGTTGCGGAAAAAAGCCAGCAGAACCCGGAAAAGTTATGTGTACGATGTGTCTAAAAAAAGACGCAAAAAGGCACATGGAAAAGAGACGGGAAAATGGGGCTTTACCAAGATATATGTTTGGCGACGGCTATCACTGTGTAACCTGTGGCAAGGATATTGATAATGGTAAAAAGCAGTGTGATGAGTGCCAGTATAACGCTGCACACGCATTGGAAATCGCACGAGGCAAAATAAAAGGTGGTTTTAGAAACCATAAGCTTGTATTTGGTAAAACAGGAAGGAAAACATGAACATGAGCAAAATCAACGCCACGCAAATCCTACCAATTGCCATGATACTGCTGGATGTTGGTGCAGCAGCGGTTTGTTTGTGGCATAAAGACCACAGACGGGCAGTTTATTGGTTGGCTGCGGCGGTTTTAAATGTCACCGTTACGTTTTAATCACAGCGATAGGAGCGAAAGAATCTGAATGAAAGAGAAAGGAAGCGTTGAAATGAACGACATCGAAAAGAAACTGGAAGCCCTGAAAGCGGAATTTTTGGGGAAGCTGGAAGCGTTGCGAAAAGAAGCAGAGGCACAGAAGAAACAGGAAGAGCCGAAGCCGTGGAAGCCGGAGGCTGGAGAAGAATACTTTTTTGTTAATAATGATTTATCTATCTACTGCTTTTGCAATTACAATGGCGAAGAAGACAGATACAATTTTGAGATTGGCAACTGTTTCCGCACGGGAGAACGTGCCGAACAAGTCGCAGAGAAAATGCGGTTGCTGTTACGGTTGGAACAGCTGCATGATATGATTTGTCCGGATTATGTGCCGGATTGGAATAATGATGGCGAATTGAAATTTTGTTTAGCCCATCATTGTGATGATGATTGTTGGTTTGTGGACTACTTTAATGTCACCCAATATCCAACTGTATATTTTGACACCGAAGAAAACGCCCAAAAAGCAGCAGAAATCCTAAACAAAGAGATGAGGGAGTCCAAATGAAGAACCCAGCCTTACAGCGGAAAAACCTGTACAACAAGAACGAGGTCGAGTATAGTCACAGAATGGCTATCTATCAGGGCATGGCGATGGTATTCGTTGCGTTGGAGTGGCACTATGGCTGGAAAGAGAAACGGCTGCAGCGGCTGTTTGACAACGTGCAGTCCATTGCAGAGATGCCGCCGATTTTTGGCAAGTCGCCCGATGCACTGGAACAGATGCAGCGTTTCAAGCAGGATTACCAGATTGATTTTACAAAAATCAAATTACAAGTAAAGGCTAAAGTGGAGTGAGAAAATGAATAAGGTGTGTAAACGGTGTGGTCAGCCGCTGCCGGATGGCTGGAATTTTTACAACAACAAACGCACCGGGAAGCTAACAAAGTGGACACCTGGACAGTGTTGCAGACCTTGCTATAATGCAATTAACGTTGAGCGTCGCCACAAAAAACGTGATGCATATAAATCCAATCCGCAAGTGAAAGCAAAGGCAACATGTAAAGAGCCGATACCGCTGAAACGATATGACAACATAGACAACTGCTATATATACCTTGCTGCCTGCATTGTCCGGACAACTATGGCGGAGTACGAGCGTGCTTTAAAAAAATATAACAACACGCCGGAATCCATGCATTATATCGAGCGGCTAGAGGGCGATTTGCTAAGCTATTACTACAGCATTTTGGTCTTGCAATCGTTAGACCTACGACGGTATTGCATAAACAAACGCAAGGCGTATGGTATCGGCGTTTACACGACAGCACAAGATGTAGTGTGATTTGATACAAGCATATCAACGTGTTGTATAAAATAGAATTCCGAAAGAGCATGAATTTCAGCAAAATATATTGAAATCCTGCATCTATTACTGGTATAATAGATATAGGATTAAACGCACCGTGCGGAGATATCCGTGCGGTGTTTTTTTATGGTGGTATAGATGGATGTTTCAAACTTTTATAAATCTAAGGCATGGCAACACAAACGCCGCATGATTCTGCGGCGGGATGCTTACCAATGCCAGGACTGCAAGCGTTATGGTCGGATACGTCCGGCGGTTACGGTGCACCACATCAAACATTTGGACGATTACCCTGAGCTTGCCTTGCAAAGCGATAACCTTATAAGCCTTTGCGATGCGTGCCACAACAAGCGACACCCGGAAAAAGGCGGAAGACGGCGGTAGCCCTCCCCCCCTCCTTGCAGGGGCTTGGGCGGCTCCTACTGGAACGGTGTAGGGAACTCTTTCTAACTGCGTCGATTTTTTTCACAAAAGCATTGGGAGGTGATTCGGTGACAAAATCAAAATGGAAATCTCAAATCAAAAAAGCCTGCATTGCTATCAATACTTACAAAGAATCTTTTGATGGTGTGATTGATTCGCTGGCTGACATCCTTGAAAAACGTGACCAGACGTTAGAAACATATGACGGAAACCCTATTATAGAGCACACAAACTCTCACGGCGAAACCAACAGGACAAAAAATCCATCTTTGATGTTGTGGGATGAACTTAACAAGACTGCTTTGGCATATTGGCGTGACCTTGGGCTTACACCCAAAGGGCTAAAAAACATCGACGAACAAGCAATGAAAAAGAAAAAAACAGATACTCTTGCGGAGGTGCTAAAGAGCCTTGGCGACTAAACAATTTAAGCAGATTGCAATACAATATGCCGAGGATGTCGTCACCGGAAAGATTATTGCCGGAAATAATCTTTTGGAATGCAAGCGGTTTTTAGAAGATTTAAAGCGTGAAGATTTGGAGTTGCACACAAAAGAACCGGATTTGGTTTGCAACATCATTGAACGGTTTATGGTGCATAAGCAGGGCGAAAGCCTTAAAGGTGAGCCGCTTATGAACACTCCGATGTTGCTGCAGCCGTGGCAAGTCTTTACTGTGTATAATCTTGTTGGATTTTATTATACAGGGACAAAAGAACGCCGATATAAAGAAGCGTTTATTTTTATTCCAAGAAAATCCGGAAAAACCATGTTTATTGCTGCTTTAGCGTTTGCATTGGCAATTTTGGAACGTCGCTCTGGGTCTATTATTTACATCGTTGCAGCGTCGCAAAAGCAAGCATGCGAATCTTTCAACGATATTTTGTACACGTTGCGATACCGTGAGATGATTGATGATTTTAGAGTGCTTAACAACAACGCTGAGCACTCTATCAGTTATCAATTTACAGACGCAAACGGCAGACCAAATGGCTCTATACGTATTGAGGCGTTAGCAAGCAATCCAGATGCACAGGATTCCTTTAACTGCAATATTGCAATCGCAGACGAGGTACACGCTTTTAAAAAATCCGCACAGTATAACCGGTTTAAAGAGGCGATGAAAGCCTATACAAACAAGTTGATGATAGGCATTACCACCGCCGGAGATAACATCAACAGCTTTTGTTATCGGCGTTTAGAGTATGCAAAAAAGGTTTTAAATGGCACGGTAAAGGATGATACGCTTTTTTGCTTTGTATCCCAAGCGGAACAAGACGAGCATGGGCAGGTAGATTATACGTCACCTATCCAACACGAAAAAGCGAACCCGTCTTACGGCGTTACAATTAGACCAGCCGACATTTTGCAAGAGTCGCTTCAGGCACAAAACGACCCTCAACAACGCAAAGACTTTTTAAGCCGGTCACTCAATATTTATACCAGTGCTATGCGAGCATATTTTGATTTATCAGAGTTTCGTACATCGGATAATAAATACAATTGGACGATAGAGGACTTGCTGCGTATGTCGATTGATTGGTATGGCGGAGCAGATTTGTCCAGAATGTACGATTTGACCGCTGGGGCTTTATACGGGCACTATGCAAAAGAAGACGTTGACATTATCATTACACATGCTTTTTTCCCGGTCACAATGGCGGCAAAAAAGGCAGACGAGGACGAAATACCGCTGTTTGGCTGGGCGGATGATGGACTTTTAACCATGTGCAACAGTCCAACCGTCAACGCTGCCGATGTTGTAAACTGGTTTGTCTCCATGCGGCGGCATGGATTTAAAATAAAGCAAATCGGGCATGACAGAAAATTTGCAAGAGAATATTTCATTGGGATGAAACAAGCAAAATTTAATATTATTGACCAGCCACAATATTATTATTTAAAATCCGAGGGGTTCCGGCACATTGAACAACGTGCGAAAGACGGAAAACTGTATTATTTACACAACGAAGCATTTGAATATTGCGTGGAAAATGTGAGTGCAATTGAAAAAACGGACGATATGATACAATACGAAAAAATCGGGGAAACAAACCGGATTGATTTGTTTGATGCAAGCGTTTTTGCTTGTGTTAGATACTTGCAAAGCATGGAGCGTAAACAAAAAGCAAAGGATTGGTGGGGATAAAATGTTTTGGAATCAAAAAAAGAAAACACGGAATAACTCGCCGGTTGCATTATTTTTATCTGACAGGGAAAATGATGCAATCTGCGTACCGGGTTATACAACATTAGACCACTGTCCGGAAGTAATGACCGCTTGCAGACGCATTGCGGAATTGATTGGCTCTCTTACCATCCATTTGATGGAAAATACCGAACAGGGAGACAAGCGGATTGTGAACGCTCTCAGCCGAAAAATCGACATCGAACCGATGGCAAACATGACACGGAAGACGTGGATGGAAGCAATCGTAATGAATCTTTTGCTATACGGAAAAGGAAATAGTATCGTAAAAGTACATACAACTGGCGGATATTTGAGAGATTTAGAACCAATTGCAGCGTCAAAAGTTTCTATTCCGGAAAGCGGTTCTTACTCTGTCATGATTGACGGGATTCCGTATAAATCGGACGAGATTCTGCATTTCGTACACAACCCCTCCCCGAATTGCCTATGGAAAGGGCGAGGCTTGCAAATATCCCTGCGACCGTTTGCGGACAACCTTAAACAGGCAGCCGCAACGGAAAAATCATTTTTATCCAGCAAGTGGAAACCGTCTGTCATTGTAAAAGTAGATGCGTTGACCGATGAATTTAGTTCGCCGACAGGAAGAAAGAAACTGCTGGCAGATTACGTAGAATCCAGTGAAGTTGGCGAACCATGGCTGATTCCGGCGGAACAATTCTCAATTGAACAAATCAAACCGCTGTCTTTGTCTGATTTAGCAATCAGCGACGTTGTAAAGCTAAACAGGCGGATGATTGCAGCGATTTTGGGCGTGCCGCCGTTTTTGCTGGGTGTTGACAGCTACAGTAAAGACGAGTGGAACGCTTTTGTAAATCACACTGTAAAGCCGATTGTGATTGGAATACAGCAGGAAATGACAAAAAAGCTGATTTTATCACCAAACATGTACATCCGCTTTAATGTTTTGTCTTTGTTTGATTGGGATATAAAAACCATCGCCGACGTATTTGGCGGCTTGTCTGACCGTGGTTTTGCTACTGGCAACGAGGTACGTGACCGGATGGGCTTGTCACCGAGGGAGGGATTAGATGAATTACGAGTGCTGGAAAACTACATTCCTTATGAGATGTCAGCGTATCAAAAAAAATTAGTACAGGGAGGGAAAAAAGAAGATGGTGCGGAATAACGTCATGTATCGCACGATGCAGTCAGCACTTACAACGAGGGACGACGAAACAAACGAAGCCCCTGTAATTGAGGGCTATTTTGCGGTATTTGATTCCAATTATGATATGGGGTATGGCATGAGCGAGAGCGTTGCACCGGGTGCGTTTTCGGAAACGCTTTCTGGAGATGTCCGGGCACTTATTGACCATGACACCCGGCTTGTGCTTGGGCGTACAACCGCCCACACGCTGGAATTGAGAGAGGATTCTCACGGATTGTGGGGAAAAATCTACATCAACCCAAAAGATAGTGAGGCGATGAATCTTTATGAACGTGTAAAACGTGGCGATGTGTCCCAGTGCAGCTTCGGCTTTGAAATTCTTAGTGAAGAAACAACTTTCCCGGCAGACGGGGAAATCCATTGGAGAATCACAAAGGTAAAGCTGTATGAAGTATCTTGCTGCACATATCCGGCGTATGAAGAAACCGGCATATCTGCACGAAAAAAAGACCGGGAACAAATCGAAAAGCGAAAATCAGAAGCGTGGAAATCCGCACTTTTGAAAAAACTGAAAGGGGAAAAATAAAAAATGCTGAAAGCACTGTTATTGCGAAACAAGATTGACAGCAAAAAAGCTGAACTGGCGGAACTCCGCACAGCCGCCGCAGAGTTGGAAAAACGGGAAAAAGAACTGGAATCCGACATCAACGAGGCAAAAACCGAAGAAGAAAAAGCGGTGGTTGAAAAGGCTGTCAACCAGTTTGAACAAGACAAGGCGGAAAATGAAAAGTCTATCAGCGAACTGGAAACGGAAATTGCTGACATGGAGAAAGAATTGGATGCCGTGGAGCAGAAACAACAGACACCGCAAATCGAAGGTAATTCGGGCGATGAAATCAGAAAGGGGAAAGTTAAAATGGAAGCCAGAGTGAAATTTTTTGGCATGAAAGTACAGGAACGTGATGCGTTTTTTGCCAACGATGCTGTAAAAAGCTGGTTGGAACGTGTCCGGGAAATGGGCAAGAATCAGCGGTCTATTACCGGTGCTGAGCTGCTTATCCCGGAAGTTGCACTGGATTTAATCAAAGAAACCACGCTTAAATACTCTAAGCTGTACAAGCATGTAAATGTTAAGAGTGTGCCGGGCAAGGCAAGACAGAACGTAATGGGAGCAATCCCGGAAGCAATTTGGACGGAAATGTGTAGCACACTCAACGAATTAAACCTCACCTTTAACAACGTAGAGGTAGACGGTTATAAGGTCGGCGGATTTATCGCAATCTGCAATGCCGTGCTGGAAGATTCCGACATTGCCCTTGCAACCGAGATTATCTCCGCACTTGGTCAGGCTATCGGTTACGCATTGGACAAGGCAATCTTGTACGGTACTGGGACTAAAATGCCGCTTGGTATTGTCACCCGTCTGACGCAGGCTGCAAAGCCGTCTGGTTACTCTACCACCGCCAGAGCGTGGGCAAACCTTACCACCAGCAACGTGCTTGCAATCTCTGGTAAAACAGATGCAGCGTTGTTTAAGGAATTGGTTATTGCATCCGGAAACGCTAAGGCAGATTACAGCCACGGCGAAATGTTTTGGGCAATGAACGAAAAGACATTTACAAAGCTGGTTGCAAATGCCCTGACCATCAACGCTGCTGGTGCGATTGTAACCGGGCAGAACGGAACGATGCCAGTAATTGGCGGAGCAATCGAAAAGCTGTCTTTTATCCCGGATGATGTAATCATTGGCGGTTATGGTGACTTGTATCTGCTGGCAGAGCGTGCTGGAACAGCTATCAGCCAGTCGGAACACGCAAGATTTATTGAAGACCAGACCGTATTTAAGGGAACTGCGAGATATGACGGCTTGCCAGTGATTGCAGAAGGATTTGTCGCAATCGGAATTGGCGGCACAAAACCAACTGCAAACGCAGTTACTTTTGCTGAAGACACGGCAAATAAAGTAACCGGAGAATAAATAATATGAACGTAGACCTGCTTACAATGCTAAAGGTAGACCTCGGAATTACCGCCGAGGCTTATAATGACCGGCTTTATGCAGATTTACAGGCGGCAAAAAGCTACATTGCACGAGAGGGAATCACGTTAAATGAGACCATCGAAGACGACCAGCTTGTCGTACAGTATGCAGCGTGGCTATGGCGGAAGCGTGGCGGAGATGAGCAATCCTCAATGCCACGGATGCTGCGATATTTGCTTAACAATCGGCTATTTTCTGAAAAAATGAGAGGAAATGACGATGGATGATGTAATTGAACTGGTCAAACAGCATTTATACAGAGATGATTGCGGCGTGGAACGATTGGCGGAAGAATCCAAAAGAACTGTGTTTTGTAGCGTGCAATCAGCGAGCAGAGCGGAGTTTTTTGCAGCAATGCAGGCTGGGTTAAAACCGTCATTTATTGTGCAAATCAATCCGATTGAGTACGATTGTGAGGGAATTGCCGTATACCATGAAAAAAGATATTTAATTTATCGAACATATCAAAAAAACATGGATGTGTTGGAATTGTATCTCAAGGAAGAGGTGGGAATACAAAATGACCTATACTGACATCGCAAAAATGATGGAGCAAATGCATTTGCCGTTTGCATATCACCATTTCGAGCGTGGCAAAGCACCGCCGCTGCCCTATTTTGTATTTTATTATGACGGGCGGAGCGATTTTTCTGCCGATAATCACGCCTATCAAAAAATCGTAGAGGTGACGCTGGAATTGTACAGCAACCAAAAAGATTTTAAATCTGAAAGTCAAATAGAATCCGTTTTAGAAAGAAATGAGATTGTATATGATAAAACGGAAGAATACATATCTTCTGAAAATATGTTTGAACAGATTTATGAATTTGAACTACTGCTGGAGGGGTGAACATGTCAAAAGCCATACGCCCCGATAGATTATCGAACGAAATTATGAAAGTGCTGCAAGAATATAGCAATGCAACCAGCGACGACGTAAAAGCAGCAGTCAAAAAATCCTCTCAGGCAGTCAAAAAAGAACTACTACAAACTGCCCCAAAGCGAACGGGGACGTACAGAAAAAGCTTTGTAGTAACAAAAATCGAAGAAAATTCAAGCAAATTAAAAGTAGCCGTCCACTCTAAAAAGCATTACCGGTTATCGCATTTGCTGGAAGATGGTCACGCACTCAGACAAGGCGGAAGAACAAACGCACACCCACACATGAAGCCGGCGGAAGAGCATGGAATCGAAATGCTTGAATCGCTTGTAAAAAAATCATTAGGGAGGAACTAAGCATGGCAACCGAAACTAAGAACAAGGTTAAATTTGGCTTAAACAAAGTATACTGGGCAAAAATCACCGGATATGATGAGGACGGTGTTCCGCAATACGCTGCACCTGTACGTCTGCCGGGTGCTGTCAGCCTTAGCATTGACGCAAACGGTGAAACAGAACCGTTTTACGCAGACAACTGCGTTTACTACCTGTGTAACAATAACTCCGGTTATGAGGGAGATTTGGAAGTTGCGTTGATTCCGACCGATTTTGCAACCGAAATTTTAGGCGAAAAGCTGGATGCAAAGGGAGTACTCGTGGAAAAGAGCGATGCAGAAGTTTCCGAATTTGCACTGTTTTTTGAATTTGAAGGCGACAAAAAGAAAATCAGACATATCTTTTACCGCTGCTCTGTTGCACGTCCTGCAACAGAATCCGCAACCACAGAAGATACAAAGGAAGTCAAAACGGAAACTCTCAAGCTGTCTGCAACCGCATTGGATAATAACCTTGTTAAGTCAAAATCTTGTGAAAAAACAGATGCTGAAACTTATAACAACTGGTACAACGCTGTTTATATGCCAAGCTTTACAGCGGAAGAAAACAAAGCGAATTAAGGAGATAAAAAAATGGGAGTGTCAAAAACAATTACCATTGACGGCGTAGATGTACAATTTAAAGCGAGTGCAGCAATTCCTCGGCTATATCGCTTGCAATTCCGGCGTGATTTGTTTCATGATTTTGCTGATTTGCAAAAATCAGTTGACGATGAAAAAGAAAAAGACAGTGAAGCGTCCGGATTAAATCCAGAAATTTTGGAAACGTTTGAAAATGTTGCGTACATGATGGCAAAGCATGCAGACCCTAAAGGCGTACCGGGAACAGCGGAGGAATGGTTGGAACAGTTCTCCATGTTTTCAATTTATGAAATTTTGCCAGAACTGCTGGAACTTTGGAACGCAAACTTGCAAACACAAGTCCAGTCTAAAAAAAACATCGCCCGACTGACCGCCCAATGACCACACCGCTTTTTTTGCTGCGGTGCGTTCAGATTGGCTTATCAATAAGCGACTTGGATTTTTTAACTATTGGACTTGTAAATGATTTATTTACAGAAAAAGAAAATGATGGCTATCCATATAGTTATCAAGCAACACAAGCAGATTTTGACAAATTTTAAAAAGGGGGAAGCAATATGGCGAGCCGTATCAAAGGCATTACCGTCGAAATTGGTGGTGACACCACTAATCTGGTAAAATCTTTGGAGGGTGTCAACAAAAATATCCGTAATACGCAAAGTCAATTAAAAGACGTCGAGCGGTTACTAAAGCTTGACCCTACCAACACAGAGTTGCTAACTCAAAAGCAAAAGTTGTTAAAAGCTGCTGTATCCGATACAAAAGACAAGTTGCAAGCCCTCAAAGCGGCAAGCGAAGCCGCAGCCAAAACAGCGGATAATTACGGGGCGTGGAAAACTAAATATGATGCAATACAAAGTGAAATTGAATCCACGACAACCGAATTAAAGAAACTGAAAAAGCAAGCAGAGAATGCAGAAAAGCAACTTGCTGACGGAAAAATCTCTCAAGAGAAATACGATGTTTTACAAAGTAAAATAAAATCAACAGAAACCGAACTTAAAGACTTAAAAGAAGCCGCAAAACAGGTAGATGATGAGTTCGGACATCCGATTTCCCCGGAACAATATGACGCGTTGCAACGGGAAATCCAGCAAACAGAAAACGACCTAAAGAAACTGGAGCAACAAGCAGGTGAATCCAGAACGGCGTTGGTTAAGCTGTCCGAAACCGGAAAAAAGTTTCAGGACGTTGGCGATAAAATCTCCGGCGTTGGTACAAAGTTGCTCCCGGTTTCAACGGGAATTGCCGCTATCGGAACACTTGCCGTAAAAACGGGAGCGGATTTTGATTCTGCGATGAGCAAGGTTGCATCCATTTCCGGGGCAACAGGTTCGGAAATAGATGCTCTCCGAGATAAAGCCCGTGAGATGGGTAGCAAAACGAAGTTCTCCGCAAGTGAAGCTGCCGATGCGATGAGTTACATGGCTATGGCAGGCTGGAAAACCAGCGATATGCTTAACGGTATTGAGGGCATTATGAACCTTGCTGCTGCTTCCGGTGAGGACTTGGCGACAACTTCGGATATTGTAACAGACGCTCTGACCGCTTTCGGCTTAACTGCTGCCGACAGCGGACACTTTGCGGATATTCTGGCGGCTGCAAGTTCCAATGCCAATACCAACGTCAGCATGATGGGCGAAACTTTCAAATATGCCGCTCCAGTGCTGGGTTCTTTGGGATATTCCGCTGAAGATTCCGCTATTGCCATCGGACTAATGGCAAATGCCGGAATCAAATCCTCGCAGGCTGGCACGGCTTTGCGAGGTGCAATTGTTAGCCTTGCTAAACCAACCGATACAGTATCCTCGGCAATGGAAAAATACGGGATTTCCTTGACAGATAGTTCCGGCAAGATGTATTCGCTCCGTGATTTGATGGGGCAAATGCGTGATAAACTGGGTGGACTTACAGAGGCGGAACAAGCACAAGCAGCCGCTTCGCTTTTTGGTCGAGAAGCGATGTCTGGGATGTTGGCAATTATCAACGCATCACCAGCAGACTTTGAGAAGCTGACAAATGCAGTAGATACTTGTTCCGATACGGTAGATGGCTACAATGGCACGACCGAAAAAATGGCAGCTACTATGCAGGACAATCTTGCAGGACAGTTGACTATTTTGAAATCCCAGCTGGAAGAACTTGCAATCAGTTTTAGTGACATTTTAATGCCAGCAATCCGCAGCCTTGTTGCTCGGTTGCAAACAATTGTTGACAAACTCAATCAATTAGACCCGCAGGTAAAAGAAACAATTGTAAAAATTGCTTTAGCGGTTGCGGCTATTTCTCCGTTGCTTATTGCAATTGGGAAAGTAATTTCAGTTGTCGGAACGCTTATGCAAGCGATTGCAAAAATACCTAAAATCCTTGGCAGCATTAAAAATGGATTTTCTGCTGTTACGGGTGCTTTAAAGGTATCAACTGCTGGATTTTCCGCCGCAGTTGGAGTGATTGCACTTTTAGCGGCTGCGTTTGTACATCTATGGCAAACAAACGAGGATTTCCGAAATAAAATTATCAGCATTTGGGAGCAAATCAAAGGCACATTTACCGAGTTGACACAAGGTATTACCGACCGTCTCAATGCTCTTGGGTTTGATTTTGATGATTTTGGCGAGGCTGTAAAGGCAGCGTGGGAAGGCTTTTGCAATCTGTTAGCCCCCATTTTTGAAGGGGCTTTTGAAATTGTTGCAGAAATTTTTGAAGCTGTATCCGGAACAATCTTAGGATTGATGGATGTATTTACAGGCGTGTTTTCCGGCGATTGGGAACAGGCGTGGACAGGCGTAAAAGAAATTTTTTCGTCGATTTGGGAAGGTATCAAATCTATATTACAAACAATTCTGGACACTTTAAAAGGTGTTGCGAATACGTTTTTAGGCTGGTTTGGTACAGATTGGGAAACTGTCTGGACATCTGTAAAAGCGTTTTTCACAAACACTTGGACAAATATTCAGACGTTCTTCTCCAATACACTGACTAACATCAAAACATTCTTCTCCAACATATGGACTTCTATTTCTACGACTGTTACCAACGTTCTGACCACAATTCAAACAACAGTAACCAACATTTTTACCGCAATCCAGACGTTTGTAACAACAATCTGGCAGGGCATTTATACATTTTTTAGCACAATTTTTAATGCAATTTATACAGTAGTATACACTGTATTTAATACGATATATACAGTGATTACAACTGTGTGGACAACTATCTATACAACATTAGAACCGTTGATTAACGCTTTCGGGTATTTGTTCGAAACGATTTTTGAAGCGATTCAAATTGTCGTTGGAAGAGTTATGGACTGGATTTCCGAAAAAATTAGTGCTATTTGGAATGGCATTGTTGATTTTATCACACCAATTTTAGAAAGTATTCGGGACTTCTTTTCTGAAATCTGGACGGCTATCAGCGATAAAGTACAAGAAAAGCTGGAGTTTATAAAAAATCTTGTCGAAACCATTTGGAATGGAATAAAAGATTTTTTAGAGCCACTCTTAACTGCTCTACAAACAACGTTTACAAACATTTGGGAGGCTATTCGGTCGCAGATTGATGCGGTATCCAATGCAATCCGTTCCCTCATTGAGCGGATTTGGAGTTCTATTTCTGGGACGATTTCTTCTGTTATGGATAGCATCCGAAACACTTTTTCCAGCATTTGGGACAGCATCTCGGATAAAATATCGTCTGTTGTAAATGGAATTAAAACAAATGTATCCAACGCATGGGAAAACATCTATGACAGTATCTCCAATCTTATGAGCCAGATTAAAAATAAGATTTCCGATATTTGGGACGGTATACACGACGGAATTTCTGACAAAATCGGCGACATCCGAACAACCATCGAAAACGGACTTAACGGTGCAATTAACTGGATAAGAGGACTGGCTTCTGATGCGTGGAACTGGGGCAGCGATATTATCTGGGGCATTATTGATGGTATTCAAAGTGCTATCGGCTGGCTGGCGGATTGTGTCACCAATGTTGCCGATATCATTCGGGATTTCCTGCACTTTTCTGTGCCGGATAAAGGTCCTCTGACAGATTATGAAAGCTGGATGCCGGACTTTATGCAAGGGCTGGCTGACGGAATCAATAAAAGCAAAAAGATTGTAACGCAAGCAGTCGCTGCGGTAGCAGATGGGATTTCCGTGTCTATGCAGGGTAACTTGCAGATGGATGCTTTAAAAAGCGAGCAAGGCTCTGCCGGAGCAACAACGACTGTTATCAACAACGACAACAGCCGCACCATCAACCAGACCAACAACAGTCCAAAGGCTCTCACTCGACTGGAAATCTACCGGCAAACGAGAAACGCAATCAATGTGTGAGGTGTTTTATGCGATTTACGCTTATCATCGAAAATGCAGCTGGTGACCGCATCAACATGACTGCCACCGCAAATAAGTACATGATTTCTAAGATTGACGGATTGTATCCCCCTGCTGGGACGATTTCCACATCTTCCTATGCGGGCATGAACGGCAGCTATCTGAATAACGCCTTTGTCGAGAAGCGAAATTTAGTGTTGTCATTTGAGATGCGAGGCTACGGCAGCAACATCGAATTAAACCGCCACGCCCTCTATCGGGTTGTGAAAACCGCTCAATATCTCAAGGTGTATTACCGCACAGTCGGGATTGATGTTTACACAGAGGGGTATGTCGAGAGCTGCACCGTGACCAATTTCAGCGAGTTGGTCAACGGGAAAATCAGTATCATTTGCCCAGACCCCTACTGGTACAGCATGCAGCCCATCTATGCATACAGTCAATCCGTATTTGGAGCGTTTCACTTTCCCTTTCCGGAAAGCGATGAACCGTTTCCGTTGGGCGTTTACAGCACAGACAAAACTTTGTCCATCTTCAATTCTGGCGAAGAAGTAGGAATCCTGATTACCTTAGAAGCCGCCTCTGGCGAGGATGTTCCGAATCCCGTTACAACAGCAGTTGCATTGTATGATGACGATACATCAACCTATTTCCAGCTGCGATTGGACATCTTACCCGGCGACAAAATCATCATCAATACCAAACAAGGGCAAAAGTCGGTTACGCTGGTGCGAGATGGTGTAACAACCAACATCATCAACTGCATGACCTCTGGTTCAACGTGGTTCACGCTCCGCAAGGGGTTAAACCGGTATCGGTTGAGTGCACCAAAATACATCACCGCAACCATCCAGCACACAGATGCGTACTTAGGAGTGTAAATTTATGCTAATTGAGGTTTATCAAATGACCGCCGCCGAAAACACGGTATCTATCACCTTAGAGGCGGTCTGCGATGCGTTCTCAAGTTTCCTTTGGGACATCGAATATTTTCAATGCGGGCAGTTTGAATTGTATATTGCTGCTACGCCGGAAACCGTTGCTGTCTTTCAAACAGGTCGCTTAGTCGGCAGAAAAGACGATACGGAACACTATGGATTGATTGAGTCTGTCCGGATTCAAACGGATGCGGAAAACGGCGATTATCTGACTGTAAGCGGTCATTTTCTCATGATTTTGTTGTCTCGTCGCATTATCTATCCAAGGATGGTAATCAAAGAGCAAACCAGCTATGGAGAGATTATACACACGGCGATTCACAAGAATTGCTTGCAACAAAACGAGCGTTTTTTACCCGGTTTGCAACTCGGCGAAATCACTGGCGACTGCTGGAAGCAAGAAACCCACTTGCAAATCAGCTATGCAAACCTGATGGAGTGGATTTACAAAATCTGTGAATTGGTCGGCGGAACGGCGAACATCTCCCTCGTTGAAACAAAACCAAACAGCCGCACCTATCAAATGGTGTTTACGCTGTCGGAAGGCGTTGACCGCAGCATTTTACAAGACACCTATCCGCATGTGATTTTTTCGGATGCCTTTCATAACCTGCTGACCTTTGACTATCTTAAAAACGCAGCTGCTCAGCAAAATGCGGCTTACACATTGGGGGCTGGCGAGGGTGAGGCTCGTAAACGAGCATTTTGCACCATCGACCCAGAGCCTACGCAGTGGGAACGGTACGAGGTTTATGTAGATGCACGGGATTTGTCGGAAGAAACGCAGAACGATGCGGGGGAATCCATCACTATTCCGGAAGAGGAATATTTGAAAATGCTGGAAGAACGGGGACGTGAAAATTTTTTGCCGGTAGAAGAAATCAGCGAATCCAGCATTACTGCAACATCAACACAAGAGCAGTATCCACAAGATTATCAGGTCGGCGACTTGGTAACGGTACAGCAAACTCGTTTTGGACTATCACAAAATCGTATCCGACTAATCGGAATGATAGAGAGTTTTGACCAAAACGGCAGGAGCTTGACACCTACATTTCAGGAGGGATGAGTATGGCTTTTTCGTACGGATTTTTTAACGCTAAAAACTTAGACCGGGTTTATACGGCTGAGCATTTTACAAGCTATCTATCCAGCATTATTTGTGACGGGATTCAGGACACTTACGGCGAGTGTTTTTCGATTACACCAGCAGGTGGTTTCCAGCTTCGGATTGGCAGCGGCAAAGCTTGGATTCAGGGACACTATTTCCAAAACGACAACGGTTATATCTTAGACTTGTCGCAGTATGCAGATAGTTCCCTGCCTCGGTATGTCACTGTTGGGATTTCCTGCGACACGCAAGAATCTGTGCGGAGCGTGCAAATCGAGGTGCTTGCAGGTACGCCAGCCGTTGCACCGTTTATCCCGTCTTTCAGCAACAATGGCACGAAAACCACACTGACCCTCTGTCAGGTGCGAGTCAATGGTGGTTCAAGCGGAATTACCGCATCCAACATTACAGACTGCCGGGAAGATGAGGAATTGTGCGGTTATTGCCGCTGCATCCTCGGCAAGTGTAGGGTTACAGAGATGCTGACAAAAATGGAGCAGACTAATGCTTATCTAAAGCAGTTGCAAAAGCGGCTGGACGATATGAGCAATCAGGTTGCAGATTTGCAGACAAAAGTAGACGATTTGACAGGCGGAGAAGTTTCAGAAACGGGAATTTGTGGCGAAAACGTTTATTATGTACTATACGCCAACGGAAAATTACTGCTGCGTGGGACTGGTGCAACTTACGACTACAAAGCAGAGAGCACGGTGTTTGGTAGCAATCTCAACATTAAAAATATTGTTGTTAGCAACGGCATTACAAGCTTAGGTGACAATTTATTTTATCATTGCGAGAACGCAGTTGCTGTTGATTTACCATCCACACTTACAAGCATTGGAGATAACACGTTTTCGCAATTTGAAGCCGAGAGGACAATTAACGGCTTAACTGCGGTCACAATACCGCAAACAGTAACCGCCATCGGGCAGCATGCCTTTGAGCAAAATGCTATTACTGAGATTATAATCCCGGCAAGTGTTAAGACTTGGGGCGATTATGCTTTTAGTGGCTGTCGAAAACTCACAACCGCCAGAATTGAGTGCAGCTTGATTGGTTCGTTTGCCTTTTCGTGGTGTGATTTGCTCGACGGTCTAACAATTTCTACGAATTGTAAAAATTTCGGGTCTAATTTGTTTACTTATTGCGAAAAATTAACAGCTATCACCTACGAGGGAACAAAAGAACAATGGAACGCCATTACAAAGCCAACCAACTGGATGGCATCGGATGCAAAAACCAACTACCACAATGGATATTTGCAGCGAATCAATTGTATTGATGGTGCATTTGTTTGGAATTCCAAAAATATGGACTGGGAGGAAGAAACATAATGCTTGTATTTAGGATTACTGGACAAAAAATTGATTTAGAACGCCGAGAAGTCGTTGCGGATGAACAAGTTGCGTTTGTAAATCTACTGTTTTTGTTTACTCCGGAATGGGAACAGATTGATAAAGTTGCACAATTTAAGCAAGGCGAAAACGTCTATAATGTGCACATCGGAAAAGGAAATGTTGCACAATGTACGCTTCCGTCGGAAATTACAAATGGACAAACGTCTATAAGCATTTTTGGCTATCATGACGAGGTACGGGCGACAACAGCGACGCTGGAGTTTCGGGTGTGCCGTTCCGGTTTTTCCGATTCCGGAAGCGTTCCGATTCCGCCAACGCCGGACTTGTACGCCCAGCTTCTGAAAAAAATAGATGGAAAAATTGCATCTTTGCACGATGGCAAAGACGGAAAGGATGGCGAAAATGGGAAATCCGCCTACGAAATCGCTGTGCAAAATGGATATGACGGAACGGAAGCGGACTGGTTGGAATCCTTAAAAGGACAAAAGGGAGATACCGGCCGGCTGGGGCAAAAGGCGACCCCGGAGAAAAAGGTGACCAGGGCGAACCAGGAACACCCGGCAAAAACGGCGTAAACGGTAAGGATGGAGCAAACGGAATCAATGGAAAAGACGGCGAGGATGGATTTTCTCCGGTTGCAACAGTTACCGAAACGGACGCTGGAGCAACCATTACAATCGCCGACAAAAACGGCACAACCACAGCGACCGTCAAAAACGGCACAAACGCAGAGGCTACACTGTGGGGTGATTATACACCCGGATGGGATAGTAGTGCACATGCAATGTATTGCACCGCCAAACTGGTAACTGTATATGGCAAGCAAACGTGGCAGATATTGCCGTCTATCAGCACCGTAGCTCACAATGCACTGGGTATTGTACCGGATGGGCTGTTTGTGCTGGATTTGTCGCCGGATGTGGCTGAACTGAAAGCTTCCGCCCACATACACGACAACAAAGAAGCGTTAGACAGCATTACCAGCGATGAGATTACAACATGGGATGGATATTCCGAGGAAATCCAGACCATAAAAGATGGATTAGTAGGCAAAAAAGACCAAAATTCGGTATATATTACTGGTGAAATATTTAATGAATATAAGAAAAATAAGGCTACAGGTTATTGTTCTCATTCGGAAGGCAGCAATACTACAGCATCCGGTACTTGTTCTCATGCAGAAGGCGAAGATACTACAGCATCTGGCAGAGCTTCTCATGCAGAAGGTTATTTTACTATAGCATCCGGCAATTACTCTCATTCAGAAGGTTTCAATACTACAGCATCCGGTACTTGTTCTCATGCAGAAGGTAACGTTACTACAGCATCCGGCAATCACTCTCATTCAGAAGGTAATTATACTATAGCATCCAGTTCTTATCAGCACGTACAAGGGCAGTTCAACGTTGAAGATTCTGATTCCAAATATTCTTTTATAATTGGTAATGGCAAAGATAACAACAATCGTTCCAATGCCTTTGCAATTGACTGGAATGGAAAAATCTATATTGGCAATGATACAGATGGCGTGGATGTTTCTGCATTGGCTATTACGATAGCCGAATTACAATCACAACTAAACCGGAAAACCATCCAATTCCGACATGGAAAAGGAACATTTACCGCAACCGCAACTGGTACAAATGTTGTGTGGCAGTATGGCGGGCAGCAAGTGCAAGGGGGTAGCTGCACGTTTGATGTAAAATCAGATAACGGGCTGATTGCTCTGGAATGTGATACAATCGAATCTTTTACAACTCAAAACGATGCTGCAAACAAGATGGACTTATCCGATTTAGGCGGTAAAATTACAAGCTCGCTTAACTTAAACAGCTGCTCAAACATCACGGGAGATTTATCCGATTTAGGCGGTAAAATT